CTAGAACTCCTTTAGATTTTGAAGCATGAGTAGAATGAATAAAACAATTATGACCAGTAAAGCCAAAATCTTTCTTAGAACTTGAAATAAAGATAAAAAATAAGAAAAATGCAGATTTCCCTGCACTTGAAAAATGATTAACAGAAGCACAAAAGAATATACCTCTTACAAAAGATATAAGTGTATGACAGGCATTAGATACATTAGAAATAGTTTTATCAAAACAATGAGGTAAGTTTTTTGAAAAGTTAAGAAATAGAGTACAGGAACTTAAAAATAAACATACTAAAGAATGATTAACATTAAATGAATTACAAGAACTAAAAACTTTACATACAGAACAAAATAGTTTATTTAATGATTTATGAGCTGAAAAAACATGAATGTCTAGTAAAGGATTAAAAGAAATAAGAAAAGATATTAAAAAATTAATGGAAGAAAATGCAGAAAAATGATGATTTGCAGATGTTAAAGAAATAAATACTAAATATTGAGAATTAGTAAATGCTGAACAATTTATAAAATTACAAAAATGAAGTTTAAAATCTTATTTATGAAGACAATGAAAACAAAGTTTTTTACAAGATGTTTCAAACTTTATACTTGAATTACCATGAATTAAGCAATGATTTACAGCTCCAACTCAGGCTATATTATCAAAACTTACAAGAAGTTTAAGAGAATGAAAAGTAAATCCTATTGAAGTACAAAAACAATTACCTGCTTTATTTAAGGAATTAAAACAAGCCTGAGTAAAAGAATGAACAATAAATAAAATTAAAAGCAATATAGCAATTAAATTAGGATGAATAGATATAATTTGATGAAAATTACAACAATCTTGAAAGAAAAATGCACTAGACTTTTTATTTAATAAATAATATATATGGTATATGTAATTTGATGAATGATTTTAATCTGATTTTTAGATTGGATAATAAACTACTAATGCAAATAAAAAACTATGGATATAAAAAAAGCTGCTTTTGTAGAAAAAGCAAAAAGAGAACTTGAGAGAAGACATAAGGATAAACACAAATACCTTATATCTTTTATTGAGTATTTTTTTATTAATGAATTAAGTAAAGAATTTACAAGTAACTGGCATTATAAATTAATAGCAAAAGAACTACAAGAACTAAGAGATTGAATTACTAAGAAACTTATTATAAATGTACCGCCTAGAACATGAAAAACAGAGCTTATCACTAAGATGTTTCCAGCTTGGCTATTATGACAACAACCAGACCATAAGTTTATTGTATCAGGATATTCAAGTACATTGACAAGGAATTTTAGTTCACAAGCAAGAGATTATTATCAAAGTAATACTTATAAAAAGATATTTCCTAGAAAAAGCCCTTTAAGAGATGATCAGAATACTAAGGAATTATGGGAAACAGAAAAAGGTGGATATTATTATGCTACTGGTGCTTGAGGTTCTATAACTTGATATGGAGCTGATACATTTATAATTGATGATCCAATAAAACCTGATGAAGCAGAGTCTGATATAGTTAGAACTGGTATAAATAACTGGTTTGGTAATACTGTAGTATCAAGATTAAATGATATGTCAAAAGGTAACATAATAATTATTATGCAAAGAGTTCATTGAGATGATTTATGTTGACATTTATTAGAAGAAATGAAAGAGTGAACATGATATGATTGGAAACTATTAAGTTTTCCAGCTATAGCAGAAGATGATGAATATTTTAACTTAGATTGAGAAATATTAGGTAGAAAGCAATGAGAAGTTCTGGATGAAAAAAGAATGCCACTGGATGCATTAAATAAGATTAAAGAAACAATGTGAAATGTTTACTTTTCTACACAATACCAACAAAATCCACTAGATAAAGAAAGTCAAGAGTTTCATGAGGAGTGGTTTAAATATGATATATATCCTTGAGGGTGAAAAGTATTTACAACTGTAGACCCAGCATTTACAAAGAAATTATCTGCTGATGACTCAGCAATAGTTACATGAGCATTTATAGATGATAAGATGTATATATTAGAATATACAACAGGGAAGTTTGATCCTTGAGAACTAATTGAAAAAATGATTTATCATATTAAGAAATGGAATCCTGAAAAAATTGGTATTGAATCATTTGCCGCACAAGTAACAGTTGCATTTTGATTAAGGGCAGAATTAGAAAGGAAAGGAATATATTGTCCTATAGAAGAAATAAGACAACAATGAGATAAAGAGAGTAAAATAAGAAGACTGTTGCCACTTTATAGGAATTGACTTATTTATCATAAAATAGATATGGAAAAGCTAGAAAAACAACTAAAAGAGTTTCCAAGAGGTAGGCACGATGACATCGCCGATGCTGAACAAATGCTATATGATATGTATACACTACAACCAAATATAAATAAAACTTTTAATATACCAAAAATTAAGTATGATAGTAATGGAAAACCTATCTTTAATTAAGTCTATGGAACTTTAATTAATAAAATCAAGATATGACAGAAATTAGCCAAACTCAACAACTAGAGTTAACTACTTATATTCAAGACACTTTTACTAACTATAAGGAATCAAACGAAATTAGAAGAGGGGAGTTATTTGATATTTATGAAGAGTATAGAAGTTTTAAACAAAAAAAACAAGCTGATTGGAGTTCTACATTTAAAGTTAACAAGGCTCATGAGATAGTAAATAAGGTACTGCCTAGAGTAATAGCTAAAAATCCTAGATGGCTTGTAGATATTAGGACAGATGAGTTTGATGATAAAGATAAACTACTTACAGGGCTAGAAAAAGAAAATAGAATGGTGAAGCTAAAAGAAATGTCTAGTTGAGTACAGGATTATTTAACATATATATTTGATAGATATAATTTAAAAGAGCCAATAAGATTATGGGCTAAAAATATGCTTATTTATTGAAAATCTTATGCAAAAATAAAATTCAAATATGAAACAGCTAGAATTAGAAACGATAAATGAATAGTAGAAGAAAAAGTAATATGAGAATACCCAACGATAGATGCTAAAAGCTGGACTGATGTTTATACAGACCCAAGATATGTATTATTAGAAGATGCTCCTTGTATCATTGAAGTAACTACATGAGTTAGATTAGCAGACTTAAAAAGAAAGAAAGATAAATATATAAATTTAGATAAAATAGAATGATTACCATCTAAATCAGAATTTTCAAAAGACTCATTACAGGGTAAGGCAAGAATTTATGAATTAACAGGTATACCATTAAAAGAGATAACAAATTGAGTAGATAAGGATACGATGACATTAAGAACATTTTATGGTAAATATGCTTTAGAATGAGAAGATGAAAAACTATATAGATGTTCTACAGTAGATGATATGATAGTTATAGAGTTTAAAGAAATAACATCTATTCCTTTTGAAGACATAAAGGCTTTTGATGATACAGAAACAAGTAATGCTGTATGATTAGTTGAGCCAATAATGAGTTTACAAGATGAATTAAATTTCAAAAAGAATAGTGCATCTGAATATATTAACCATTCTCTTAATAGAAGTTATATATGGAGTCCAAACTCATGAATTAATCCTGCTGATTTAATAAGTAGACCTAATAACATCATAGCAACTACTAAAGATGCAGTAACTGCCCAAGCAAATTTGATAGAACAGTCACACAGACCACTAACAAATGATTTCTTTGCAGAACAAAACGATATTGAAAGACAAATACAGGCTCAATCATTTACAGTAGATACAACATCTAATAAATCTAACCAAGCACTTACAAATACAGCAACAGGGGCTAGGATTAAGTTTTTTGAATCAAATACAGTTATAGATGAATTAAGGAAACATTTTGAAGAATGACTAGAAAGATTAGCTTATAAATTATTAGAAGCTACATTTGAAAATATGGAAGATAATATAGTTATTAAAAAACTATGAGATACTTGATTTTGGGAAATTAATAAAGAATTATTAAGGGATGCCTTTACTAGATACTCTATTAAAGTAGAGGTTAATAGTTCAAGTTTTGATGATGTAGAAAGTAGAAGAGAAGATGCAATAGGTTTCTTTAATACATTAGCATTATGAGCACAAGCAGGAGTTCCTATAGATTTTACAGAAGCATTAAAAGATGTTATAAATACATTTGAGAAGAAAAACCCAGATAGATTTATAAAACCACCTCAAGAAGTACAAGCTGAACAATGACAAAGTCCTGAACAATTACCATGAACAAAACAACCTGAAAATCAAGCATCGGCACTAACTGAGGCTGTAGCTAAATGATGAGTAACAACCTGAATATAAATTTATTTTGTAATCTAATAATAAATGGGTATTATAGAAGAAATAGAAAAAAGAGCATCGGTACAACCTGTAAAAAGTTTAGCTCAAAAACTATATGATAAACAAGTATCTGATATAACTAACATTAGTCATTTAGATTGATATAAAGAAGTTAAAGCATATTGGCAAAGAGTTCAAGAATGAGCATCCGATGATTTAAAAATAGTTACTGAAGTGAACCTTAAAATAACCCAACAAAAGTATAAAATTGCTAGTGATTTCATTACATTTTTAAGTAATTTAGAAAGTACAAAAGAAACAAGAGCAAAAGTACAAAAAGAACTTTAATGGTTCTTTACTGCAGGTATCCCATAGCACCTGTAGTAAAGAGTTATTAAACTCTACTTTAACAATAACCTATAGATTTTATGTCTACAGAACAAGGTGAAAACCACTCTAATAAAGACCAAGAAAATTTGGTTAATAGTGATGAAGCAAATATGCTATCACAAAAACCTGATGAAGATAACACTCAAGAAGAGACTATATCTAAAGCTGAATACAAAAGACTTCAAGCTGAATATACCAAATCTCGCCAAGAGCTATCGGATATCAAAAAAAATAGCGAACTTTCTGATGAAGATAAAGCTGCAATAGATTTCATTAAAAATAATTGATTTGTAACTAAAGAAGATTTAGAATGACTTACTAAGAAACAAGCACATGAGGCTAATCTAAGTAATATAATCGCTTCAAATCCTGATTTAAAACCTTTTGAGTCTGCTATAAGAGAAATTTGAAAGAGTTGAGATATAGCATACGAGGATATAATCCAAAAATATGGATTTAAAAGCAAGGATAAACTTTCAAAGGCTAGATCACAATGAGATGTTAAGTGAATGCCAGAGAAAAAAGATAAACCTATTAAAGATATGACATCTGAAGAATATACACAGTATAAAATTAAGATGTGATATATAGCAAATAAGTGAACATTCGGATAAGCTATGGGAATATTAATTCCTAAAAAATAAATTATGTCAAATAGTTTTTCTGCTGATTTTCCAGAAATCTGGGCTAAAGAACAGCAAGAAATCTTTTACAAAGAAAATGTTGCAATGCAAGTTGCTGATACTTCTTTTAAAAGTGAGATGTCTTTCTGAGATACTCTAAATAGACCTTATAGAAGTGCTAATGCTGTACAATCTTATACAAGAGGTACTGCAATAACAATTAATGATAAAACTGATACTCAAGAACAACTATCTGTTAATAAACAATTCGCTGATGGTTTCTATGTTGATGATTTTGATAAAATTCAATCAAGATATGACCTTATCGCTGCTTATGCTAGAGATGGTTGAGAATACTTATCTAATATTGTTGATTCTGATGTATTAGGTGAATATGTAAATGCTGCATCTATAGTAGATGATGGTGATATTGGTTGAACTGC